TTTTTTTTTTTTTTTTTTTAGAAAGTTTTTATTTTTATTATTATCAGCAAGAAAACAATATGCTAACTCCCGTGATCATATAACCTTTCGGCCAAGTCCACAGACAGAGTTCACCTGTTCTATTAATAAAACTGTGCTAGCCATTCCTCATCAAGCCTATCATATTCGTCTGCGATTAACTCGTAGCCGACATCATCAAGTGCTTGATTCAGTTTGGCGAGAAACCTACTGTAAAAGCTCACACCATGCGCTCGTGCTTCACGCAGCGCAGTATTAAGCTGACAATATAACTGTTCGTCCTCATTAGGACATCCAGTCCGGATCCAATTCGTATATTCATAAATCGTATTTTCACTTATAGGAGAAGTGATCAACCTTGGGTATTCCGAGTGAGGTTTGAAACCTCTCTTTAAGAAGGTTAGTTCCTGTAACGGCCGTGCCTGTTGGGATTGCATCCCTTTTGCAGCCGAAGTATACTCAATTCCATGCGCTTGAAAGAACACAGAAATGGTTTCAGGGTTAAACCAATCTGAAAGTTTCGGATTTATACTTATCAGGTTATCATCTCCAAAAATGAAAGTCTTTATAAGTTTGGCATATGTATCGAGATTATACTCCAAACACCCTGCGTTGCGGGATAGGCCAAGATATGCAAGCATAACATAAGCCTCGCCCACAATAGTGTTCAGAATAACCGTCAATATATTGCCAGACGGATTGCCTTGTGTTTTGCGGTGTATACTATTCATTGCAACTTGCGTTGTATGAGTAAACTCCGCAGCCAGGATAGTCATTGCTCTCATGTACTCTTCTTTCGAAAAGGTGATTGGATCACCTTCTTCCATACAAACCGTGTACTCATCGCAATGACTAAAAGTCCATTCCCCAATCAATTCCATCGCCATGGCAATTAGGTCGGGGTCCAATGTGCCATCATAGGCACCATAATCTCCGTCGCAGCCCTCAGTACTCACGCTCCGCAACTGATCCCACATCTCCGTCCAAACGGGCGAATTAGGATCTATACCCACTGCTGAGTAAAATCGCGTATGCGCATCATAAAATGCTGCGGTGAAATGCATCGTTAGTGCTCGATCAGCAAGCGTTTGCTCCACTGGTCCCATCGTAAAAATTCTTGTACTAACACCAAGAATTTTGGCCAATGCTCGTCGTTCATCTTTCGACATGTGCACCCAAATGGCCGGTGGGCGCACTCCATTCTTCAGGCCCATCAGATAATTTCTCGTCTGAATGGCCAAGTCTTCTCTCATGCTATACTGACCAAGGTCATCCTGCACAAAGAGAAACTTCTTTCCCGAATCCCCTATTCCGCGTAACTTATTCCATGGCATTCCAGGGGAAGAATCCATGTTTAGCCGCTCATAACGCGTTGCTGCTATTCCATTTATCACTGTACTCATTTCAATGTAGTGCACTGGCC